GGAAGATTTCCCTCTACTGAGTGGCCACATCCCTATCGAACAGCGGATGCTGGGTGAACAGGATACTTATGCCAGAGTGGTGCTGGGTGGTCAGACCAGAGACGACATGACCAGTTTAGGCTGGCAGGTGGTCGAGGAAGCGAGAACACCCCCCCCTGCCAGTCAGCAAGGTAAGCCTCCAAAAGAGGCCGGCAACAGTCCGAAGGGCGGGAGACCCGACCCCAAGAAGCCTATCGGTAAGGGTGGTTCCAGGACCCAAACAGACACGTTCGGCTGGTCTATGAGGGTGTCGGGTCATACGCGACCAACCAAGGCTCAAGAGGAGGCTCGACCAGAACAGGGTAGCAAGAACAATAACCCGTTCAGCCACCTCGAGGACGAAGCTTCACAACAAGCAGAAGAAGGAGAAGGTGATGTATCGATCCCAGGGCCAGTGTACCGAGTAGCGCCTGCCAAGAAGGCCAACCGACCCAAAGCTGTTAACAACAGGCGGATCGTGGTGCCTAGACTTTCGAGTGGGTCGGAGAACTGTGTGTTGAATGCAACTCGCGACCTGAACAAGAGTTTGGGAGGTGTGACAGCAAAGAACTCCTTAGCTAGACCACCGCTCGGGATGTTGTTGGACAACCTCGCCAAAGGCAAGAGGCCCACAAAAGAAGAGGTCACTGTCATTGACAGCTACTACCCGCGTGGGATGGATAGCAAGATCAAACGTGGACCTACTACCCTAGGCAACCTCTTCAAAGATATGGGTAAGGAGATTGCCCACTCTCCAAAGTCAGAGGATATCTTCGCTTTCATAAGGAAGAACGAAGGAGCCAAGAACGGTTGGGTTGTCGGGGTGGTTATGTTCATGTTCATGAACACCACCTCCGAGGACTGCTACCGCTACTTGAAAGAGTCCGGTCTTGTATCCACAGCCTACGGAGCGTGGAATTCACACTTCGGAGCGTTCAACGATAAGATCAGAAACATGTGGGCGAACGGTCACTGGCCATACACGGAGGATGACTTCTGCCAAAGCTTGTACCTGGCTGGGTTAGTTGGGAAGGCCCACCGTGATGTAGATTGGCCTGCGGAGGTAGCCAAGCGCGAGCGTGTCGTACCGGAGGTGAAGGCTTTCATCAACGGCCAGATGAGGGAACTCACACCGCTAGAACTGAAGGAGAAGATCAAGCAGTTCCTCAGGAAAGAAGGGGTCTTGAAGCCGAAGAAAGTCAGAGGTTTTGAACCTTACTATTCCACGCGAGGACAGTGGATGATCAAGGGCTCTCTAGCTGGTGAGGAGATCGTTCTGGATACCGAACCGGAACTGATGAGGGCTTTGAAGCTGCAAGGTTTCTCACTGCCCATGCACGCCAACAAGAAGCACGTTGCGGAAAAGATAGATTACAAGACGATAGCACAAGTGCTAGACCTTGAGCCCATCCATTTCGCCAAGGGCCACACCAAAGGGCAGGAGAATGGAAAACTGAGAGCAATCTTCGGTAGTCTGTACTCTCTGTATGTGATAGGGTCTTATTGGAGCAGCCACCTGGAG